CAGTTGAATACAGCGTTGACTACAGCATCTATTATGTCCTTACCACTGGCCCGCTCGTTGTGAGTTATCTTACCACTAGCCAGTTGTAATATACCGCCCATCTCGGCCATCAGACTATGCGTCCAGATACTATCGCGAGGTAGTATCAGTCGCCCCTCATTGAGTAGTTGTCGCGTTAGGTTATAGTAACTCAGCTGCGCTGTATTAGTGGTACTCATCTCAGTAGAGCGTATGCCGTGAGCGTGTAGTCGCTGTATAGTGGACTGAGATTGGTATGAGTCAAATGAGCAGAGATTAATATTGCGGGCCTGACATATCTGCACTAACTTCTCCTCTATATCTAGGTAGGAGACTATACGCTGTATGCCCCTCCCTCTACCATCTCTATCACTATAGGGCTTCCACACTAGTAGACCATCTACTATGACGCCCCATCTACCATCCTCTAGCTTAGTGCTCCTTACGAAGGCAATAGCGGCACTATCCTTCTTGAGTCCGTAGTCTACGTGTAGATAGGAGCGGCCCTCACTGAGTCTCTCTAGCCTAGTTATCTGCAGTGATACGTAATAGCGTGTATCATCCCCATTGGCTATATCCAGTGGTATAGAACGTGCATCCAGACAAGAGAGACCCTTAACTGCCTCCTCTATATACTCCTTCTGGAAGAAGGAGCCGTGCTTACTAGAGCGTATGCCCTCATACTCCAGAGCTGCTGTCACGGGATCGCGTATGTAGTCCTCACTATTCTTGAGGCTATACTCACTGACCTCTGGTCGTAGATTGATATCCCAGGTGCGTAGACGGAATGCCACCATGCGCGCATCGCGTGTCGCTACCTTATAGAGATTCTGTATGTAGTCCCCCTCACCCCAAGCAGAACTGATGGCTATCTTCTTACCTTTATCACCGAAGGTACTCAGCCCCTTAGCTACGTTACTCCATATATCATCTGCCTTCGATTCCCCTAGCTCGTTATACTCGAAGCGGGCCGCCTCATCTAGAACTAACATCTTAAGAGAATAACCTACTAGAGACTGCGAGTTAGTGTGTTTAGCGTAGATGGCTATATTCTTAGCCGGGCAACGTATCTCCTGCGTGAGTATCTCTATCTGACCACTGTTCACTAGCCCCTTGAAGTACGCGCTCTGGCTAGCGTAGCCCCTGATTGCGCCGAATAGCGTCTCATTGACCTGGGCCCCGCTTCGCGCTATAACAAATATAGCTATAGGGGACCCACTCAGTAGACCATAGTGCTTAGCTGGGTTATCTAGGTTGATAAGGCAATAGAATTCATAGAGCACGCATATACTCGCTAGCACGCTCTTACCTCCTCGTCGCCCGCACTCTAGTACCATGTTAACGTAGGAGCGGTCTGGTACCCAGGTAGTTACATCTTGCTCAGCCCATCGTTGTAGTATATCTAGCTCATCCCCTGCTAAGGGCTCATTATAGAGAGCGCGCAGTATAGCTCTCTGAGGCGGGAATAATGTATCGCCGGGGGCCAGTAGATACTGCTCTGCAAATTCAACTATACCTATAACGTGGCCAGTCTTAACCTGAGCTAGGCCTTCATACGCTAACTCATCGAATAGTTCTATTGGATCCAGCTTACGTTTACGCACCAAGTGTCACCTCCATATACATATTCTTAGTCTCTGTGTATTCTGTTATGTATATGTCAGGTTGTATGGCCTTGACTAAATTAGGATCCTCATCTATAGCAACATAGAATACGTCACCTTGGGGTATCATGTGTATTGAGGCAGGGCCCGATATTGTGTTTACTGGTAGTGATGGATTCAGATATATAGATGATATGGTACTCATAATATAGGGGCCCGCGTCTATCTCTAGCTCTATGTACTCGTCTGGTGTTGGTACGTCTAAGCGGGGTGGCGATTCTATATAGCGTAGTGTCCAGGGCACAGTTGAATTGAAGCGTATAGTCGCTACCGTTGTATTCTGCGGGACCTCTAATTGTACCTCTTGATCTAGACTATTGTCTCGAGAGAATGCAGTGTAGATTATAATAGTACTAGAACTGGCTGACCGTAGTATGTATGCGCTTATACTGCCCTCTTCCTTAGTAGAGAGGACGGCTCTCTGCAGTGGTTCTAGACCCCAGCTATCTAATTCTGAGCGCATGATAAAATTACCCCTACTATCTATCATGTCGTAGGGGCCGGGCACTCTAACAGAATGTATATCCCTATTGAGAACTACGACAGGGTAATCAGTACTACTGAGTAATTGTATTATCCACCAATCTAATAGTGGCAGAGCCCCTAATAGTGCAGGGGCCCGTGTTCTAATTAATGACTCGAGGTTAATCACAATGAATAATGAGTTTAGACAGCGACGCTTTAGTAGTATGCCCCTCACTATGCGGTCAATAGCAGGCACCGCGCATGTAGTTGACTTTAGATTATAGCACAGCTCGTGTAGTAATTAGTACTATGCTTAGTATTGAGGATATGGAAATGAATGACACTAGCAGTCGAAGAGGCCATAGAACTATACCCTGCTGGCCTCTCTACTAAGTCGCAGCTATAGGAGTCATGTCTGCTCGTTGAGCAGTAAATTGATAGTGCAATTGTATACTGCAGGTGGTGCTACCGAGAGTGGTGCGCTAACTACGGTTTCTATGTGCACTACAGTACCCACGTTACTACCGCGGTTATTACCATTAGCTGGACTGGCACCAGTTAGGTTAGCCCCCCGTACTACCAATGCATGAGTGAAGGGCCCTATCGGCCCCCCTGATGGCGTGAATGTAGCAGTAGCAACCAAACTAGCAGTGGGTGCTGTACGCGTTGGGATAGTGATGATTGGGGTAGTGACAATGAATCTACTATAACCACTAATCTCCCAGAGGGCTGCTTGAGCCATAGTGATATTCAGGCGGGCATCTATCTCAGCGGGGGTTAATACAGTACCTATACCTAATTGGGGTCGATTGATTAGAATGACTACTAGATTAGTATTAATCTGAGATAGTAGGAAGGAGAATAGTGCTCTTGTGTACATGTTAAGGTAGTGTTATGTTTAGGCGGCTCTCTACAGCGCCGTCGATGATTCTATACACTATATCATCATCGAGGGGGTCATATAACTCTATATCATAGAACCATGTCTGGCGGGGTGCTGTAGTAGGTACTTGTTTAGTACGTGTGGCACCTAGATAGGGTTTAATACGTGTGTAGATCACTCCATCTATATCTACTGTAGTTAGAGGCTCAAACTCAAAGTTAGCAAATAACTCACCATCCTCTCCATCTCGTATCTGGCCCCGGCACTGCAGTGCTGTTAGGTCTCCCTGACGTAGTATAGTCAGTAGATCCCAGAGGGCCCCTCGTATAATAGCTCTATCCTTAACTAGATCTAGCTTAGTTACCATAATCTCAATGTTGCTGTTACTGTCTGCTGTATAACTACGCCCTGTACAATACTATGACTGAGGCGCACCCTATCATCTAACCACTGCTGTTTGTATAAAATACTATCTAATAATGGGGGGCTATCTAGTAGGAATAATTCCTGAGTCTGGGCTCTATATTGATATAGCGTCGTCTCCTCACCATAATTAATAGTAGACCAGCCCGTATACGTTCCTATCCAGGGTTCCTCTAATCTAGTGGGTAACTCACCTACTAGATTAGGTAATGTACGCGTCATCTGCTCTACGCTTGGTGGACCAAGGGGATCTAGTAGATTAGTAGGTCTTAACTTACTCCACTGGAGAGTATCAGGCGGGGCTATATCACCTGATACGTGCTGATATTCATAGTAAGGCCATATCACTCGCCCAGTCCATACCCAGCCGGGTAATAGGGGGTGTACACCCTGACTACTTAACAACACCACCTTACCATTGAATATAGGTACCAGATCATCCGCTGAGGGATAACGTAGTGTATAACCACCATCTACCATTGGTATATACGGCAGGAGATGCTCTACTAAATCTACTGGTAAGTAGATGTATCGCCTATTGGGCCAGCTCTGGCCATCTATTCTTACAAATACGGCTATCTCCTGCCAGCCGCGGCGGCCCCATAAATCGCCGCCCAGCCACTGAATTCCTACCCATGTGTAACTCTCTACCTCTTCGACTAGTGCATCTAGGCCCTTATACTCAAATAGACCTGCCTGCGGCTGATAAGGCCGCGCGGGGTTGAGCCGCCGCTGTTCTGCTACTAGTTCTTGCCATGGTTTAATAGTACTCAATTCGGCCAATCTCCTCTTTAGCTACTAGGTAATTATCATTCTCGTATGTAGCAAGAATGAATATATTACTCCATTCTCTTATAGATAAGAAGAATATGGGCTTATAGTCACCTTCCCTATATATTACGCCTATCGATGATTGTATAGGCACAGTACGGGCCTGTGGAGTAGACCTGCCCGGCTGTATAAGTGTATTAACTGATAGACCAGAGAACATAGTAGCCGTCAGTAACCTTACATCTCTTACACTGACCCACCAGCTCTCTGGACCATTTGCTAATATTATGCAACCGTTCTGCAAATACATGGCGCGGCTGCTTATACGAGTACTATCTATTAGATACGCATCGTATAACTCTGCTCCTATAGTCTCATTTATTGTGTAGTTTCGTATAAACCTAGTAGCAGCGCGAAGTAGACCTAGGTCACGAGCTATGGGCCCCCGCGGCGGCCGGGTATTAAACCATGTCTTATCGCCTCGTCTTACACTCTCTACTGTCTCTATTGGCATCGTTACAGTTATATTCCCTAGTCTACCTACTACCTGACGGCCCCGACTAGTATAGACTGTATCTGCCTCTATCGTTGTAGCGTCTCCTATTCTATCTATGTAGAAACGACCTGAGCCCAGAGATTCTAACCATACCTCCAGGTCTATTATACTATCACTCCATCGAGATGGAACCCCAGTAGTAATCTGGAGTATTGTATTGACTGCAGTTCTTACATCTCCTGCTGCTGTCTCTAATATGAGGTCATTATCAATTAATCTGACTGCCTCTACTATGATGCTATCTATGTATGTGACTAGCGCAGTACGGCGTATGAGCTGTACCTCTGGCGCTATACCCTTTTCTAGGTACTCTATCACAGCCGCCTCTGCGTCAGCAGCCCAGTTAAATGGACGTGTTAGTGTCTGCGCCACTGGGGCGTTATAGGTCGGCGTGCCATCTGGCCTAGTGTAGATAGTATTATTGCCTTGTATTATAGTCAGTACATCTCGTAGGTTAGAACGGGCGGGCCCCACTGTCACTATCTTATCAGTGATAGATAGAGTACCCGTCACCTGAGACTCTACCTTACCTACTAGATATCTCATAGTTACAGACTGACCTATGTATATCAGTAATCTCATTAGACCCTCCCTTATTTCAGAACTTTTATATAATTACGTATAGAAGTAGCAAATGGATCTCTGTTAAAATCTACCGCAAAGGCTACGTCAACAAGAGCGAGTATCTGATTATTAGATAGCGTATCAGGATTTATGACGGGATCAGCATTTAATATTGCTTGTGCCTGATTCTTTGCTATTTGTTCTATTTGTATAGACGGAGTAGAATGGTTAATAGTAGCCTGGCCAGTTGTAGCATTTGGGGCCTGCCCTACCACTTGATTAGTCGGCGTACCCAGCTCATCAGGTAGTTGCTCTACTATATCCCGTATATCACCTGTATTAGCTACTCTAGGTACTATTGGAGACCCGGGATTAATCTTTTGCTTGACTAGATTTAATATACTTTCTATCTGACTACCTTCAACTATTGCCTGTTTATTCTCTAGATTGACCCTTACTGTCTCTCTAAGTACTGAATCCGTTATCGGGTAGTCTTCTAGCTCTGCAGTAAGCTGGTTAGCAACTGCTTCTTCTGATATGACGCCCCCTCCCGTAATAGAAATAACCTTATTAGCTGGAGAGGCTGGTGCAGATACAGGTGTGTTACCAGCACCTGTATTAGTTTGTAATGTATTGTGGGGTGATCCTATTGGTACAGCTGGCGCGGTTAATGTATTCGTAGGTATAGGTACTATAGAATCAATAGTATCGAATGTATAGTCTATAATAATAATAGGTTCATCATCAATAGAGCCTACAGTAGGGCTTGAGGTAATTGGGGTACCGTCAGGATTAAGTGGAAGAGGTACTTCCTCTTCTGGAGGTTTTACTGAAGTAACTCTTATATTACCAATTAATCGTTTATCTAGTATCTCGTTAAGTATTCTGAGAGCTCTCTTTTTATCAGAGATATTTTCAAGAGCCTTGAGCTTCTGGATCTCAGTGGCGCCTGGGTGTAGAGTATTAGCAATTTTTATAATGTTATTATATACACCCTCATCAGTTATAGCTCTGGGATACTTCTCATTATATTCACTGAGTACATGATACCTTAAACTAGTCGCAACGCTGTCAGATATGCCAGGCTTAACATTCTTAATATAATTAACTAATTCGGCCGGGTTCATGTCCTGTGGTCTATAACCTTCTCTGTACAGAGTAGTGGTTAACGAAGCAGGATCATCTTCTACTGGAAAATCAATATTATTACGTATAATTTGTCTAGCACGTAGTACTTCTTCAACATCAGCACTTGGATAGTTATCGGCTATCCATCTAGACGCATTATCTATAGATACATTCTCATTACGCATTTGGATGGCTATGTCGCCACTTTCTTGACTTACCTTATCTATATTAGGAATATCCCTTCTTGTTAGGGCGTTTGCATTATTAACAACATTATTAGGAGAAGCGCTAGCTACATTACTGGCTCCAGGAGTTATAAATCTAGTGAACCTAGCCGCGACGTTACTACTACTGAGATAATTCGAGGGAGGTTGTAGTATACCAGGAGTGGCGCGCTGTGTAAAGTTCACTGCGCTACTCTTAGCCTTATTAGCAGTAGAGAGAATGGCGCTACGAACGCCTTGAGTAGACCGAGCCAAGCTACCAGTTATCTTAGCACCTGGCCCAGTATTTAATATACCAGTCTTTAATACAACCTTACCCGCGAGTCTTGCTGGGGCAGATGCAACCTTAGCACCAACACCAACTACCTTGCCAAGCGCTGCAGTTTCTATTTTAGTAGGAGCCAGTATAGTTACTGCGTCTTTAGCTGCCTCAACAGGTGTGTATTGCCTATTATCTCCACTAGCAACTGTATTAATGAGATCACCTGCAGCAGACCCTGCAATGGATGCTGCTGTTACTACTCCTCCTACAATGGCAATAGTCGTAGGTATGGAGCCCGAGGCTACAGTAACGGCCTGCACCGTAGCTTCAATACTCGCTTCAGTATGTATAAGTTTACTGTATTTTTTCATCCTTAAGTTTTTCTATTGCTTCTGTACCAGTTACTTCAAATACTTGTCCTATAGAGGCGGCGTAATATCTGCACGTCCCATCCTTATCACATACCTCATGTACGCTAAGGCGCTGACCGGTGGGGTCAGGATCCCCGCTCTCCCATTGAGAGAGCGTTTTGCCATCTTTTCCCTCCTTAGCCATCTCAATATCCTCAATTATAGCCAGGGCGCTATCCACTGCACTGTTCTGCTCTTCTACTGTAGTCCGGCTTATAGCCTCCTTGAGACTAGCGGGTATATGTTCTATCTTAGTTATCTCACACTTATCCTCCGTTAGAGAGCGCGTCTCGAATTGTAGCGTATAGTATGTTCTATCGCTACGCGCATGTGCTACCTCGAGTAGTGATAGGTGTCCGCGGAAGCGGGGATTACCTGTCTTAGCTGAGCGTATCACCCCCTCCTTTACATCGAAGGCCTGGTAGCGTGCCATGTTAATCTCTACGTCTAGATCAGCTCCGCTTAGGTATGCGTGCTCGTAGAAGCTCTGCATAGCGCCATAAGTATCTAGCTTAGCCATAAGAGTCCCGACATTATCCTTACCAGTAGCATGAGATAGATAAGTAGCCGGGCTCGGTTTATCGCCATCCACTCCAGTGAACATCCCTACTACAGTTATCATCACACTGTCTATCCCCATGTGCTGGTAGATAGGTGTGCTGCCTGGTACCCGCAACTTAGCGATATTAGCCTTAACTCGTATGTGTAATCCCGGCAGTGCGTTAGGTACATCCTTACTCGCTGTCATAGGTACGACTGAGTCCATGGCCGGCAGTAGGCTGAAGAAATAACTCTTATTAGTGTCTACTTGTGTAACTCTCATACCCCAGTCTGCCGCAGGTGGATACGTTATAGTCGGCTCCTGCTTAGTTGTTAATTTGCTGGAATCTCCCTTAGAAGGATCTACTTCATTACCTGTAGGTATACCTATACTACCCGGAGTGGCGAGTTCTGCTATATACTCACTGGCCTTATCTCTTCCTGCCTCGGTGAAGGCTTCAGTAAGAGGCAATGTAGAAACTTCTCTGAGGTACTTTATAGCTTCTGTTCTGGCTTCATTATTTAATTGGTCATTATCTAGTAGTTCTACAATAAGATCTATATCGCTATCGTAGGTAGGAGGACTAAGATAGAAGTTAACGGGATACTTCCTACCTGTTACTATATCATTCAACCCCAGCTTAGTGCCAACTGTTGTGTTAGGTGCGGCGGCCGGTACTCGTGGGGTAGTATTGGTATTACTCACGCAGGCTCTCCACTATTACTAGGAATTGGGCTATGGTGTGGTCAGATAGATAAGAGGGTATATGAATATACTGCCCGCGGTAATACAGCTCTCTATACGTATTAGTCATACCTGCCGTTAGGAGGCCTAGTGGTAGCGTTGTTAGGTAATCGAGCTCCTCATCTGTGAAGTCAGCTATAGGGAGGCCCTGTAATAATAGGGCCAGTCTATTATCGTAGCCCCGCGCTGCCAGCTGTGATACAGTACGACGATATAGTGCCCCTGCGATGAGGGGCACAGCGTGATTAACTGGTATACGCTCTACTATACTCTCTAATATGTCAGACACTGCAGGCTCGAGACATAGGGTAATCTAGTTATGGTGCCGCTTACAATTATTTGTAATCTAATGCGTATGCGATTTCTGACCAATGGTACATCATTATCACCCTGACGCACTAATACAGTGGGAGTGAGGCCGGACAATGTAGTCTCATTCTCGATGAGCGGTATATTACCATCTACCAGCGTAGTGGTAGGAGTAGGCATTTCAGTCCACGTCTGGCCCCCATTGGAACTGGCACTGGCCACTACACGACTACCCTGCGGTAAGAAGGCGCGGTATATAACCTTGACGTTAGTGTACTCACGTGTAGTATAATCTATGCTGATCCAGGTAGCTTTAGAACGAGCCCGCCCTATAATCAGCATACTCCTGTTGAGGTAGACTATGGGTGTCGTACCTGTAGTGAAGAGCACTAGCCTCATCTCTAGATTATCTGGCAGCTCCGTAGCTCGCTCGGGTAAGGGCACTAGCTCCTGCCCTTCCCTATAGAAGGTAGAGAATGAGCCCCCCTGACCTAGGTTATAACTCCAGAGGCTATTGAGCTGTGTTAGGTCTACCTGAGTATTCGCCTCAGGCGCTGGGCTATAGGTGAAGTCTATATAGCCTGTCGAACCTAGATTCCCTCCTATTAGCTGGTATGTTAGATTACTATTGATCTGTGACTGCCAGTTACTACCACTGCGTGTCAGGAGGTAGTTGGGTATGCCGGGTATGCCAGGTATGCCGGGTCCCTCTTGGTTTCGTGATATAGCAGGCTGTGCGTTTGTATTGATGTGCATAGAGCCCGGGCTAGTAGCACTAATGACTACACAGTAACTACCTGCCACTAGATTAATGGGCGGGTCGAAGGTCAACTCTACTGGTGTATCAGGGCTACCACTCGTTACCTGTAGGCGGACCCGTCCTAGCTCCCTCTCCTCTGGTATATTATTGGGTGCTGCTACTAGACTCACCCAAGCGCTTATGGCCCCCGCAGGATATACGCGTATACCCGTTATAGTATTGGCTGTTGATAGAGTAAACAGCTGTGCCATCCCCTCCCTGATCTGTACTACAGCTGGTGCGGGGGTTCCAGTGGAACCAAACTCCAGACACTGCCCTATTGTCCATCCACTTCCTGTTGCTGTTATAGATAGTGCTGCGCTACTAGAAGGAACTGCTATATTTGCTACTAGTATGCCGCTGACATCAGCCTTATAGCGCCCGTCTTCTATAGAGCCGCGGGTTACTGTAGCCTGGGGAGTCCGTCCGTCTATTTGTAATACTATACCACTCTCTAGAGATAACAGACCCTGTAGAGTGATTGTGACTTGCACTGCCTCGGTGGCTATAGTGAGACGTCCTACTTGGTACTCGATGCGCTTTGCATCGGGTGCTACTACTGGTGGGTTGAGCGTCATACGCACGTCTCGTGTCTGGGCTGCTAGTCCCAGACTGCCTGTAGCGCGTCGTTGATCAATTATGAGACCAGGGGCAGGTCGTAGATATGCCGTCTGTAGACTCCCTCCAGACTCCGTTATGGTTACATTACTACTACCTTTTATAGTTAGGTTACCCGGCCTGATCGTGTTATACGAGGTAGGTAATGTCATATACCCTGTCATAGCACAGTCAAAGCCAGGAGCTGTGATGTCAGTCCCCAGTGTATTCTGGAAGGCTTCTACAAAGCCACTCTCTAAAATACGCGGGGCCCCCGAGTAGAAGTTAAGTCGTTCTAGAACTATATCTATAGCCTCCTCTCGTAGTGTGTTCAACTTAACCTGTAGATCTCGCAGTAGGCCGGGCTCTACCCATCTATTATCGCTGGCTATTAGTTCACTATTACGTATACGTGCTAGCGTGAGGGGCCCCGTACCTATTCTCACCTCACCTTTCTTATCTATGACGATCTCACCACTAGCCACCATAGGTAGATAGACAGGCTCGTATAGATCCACTATCTTACCATCTATGAAGGCCCGGCCGGGCTGGACGGCCAGACGCTGAATAGGTCGATTCTGTGTTAGGTCTATCTCTAGCGCATTATCGAAGCGCAGGCCCAGTACCTCTAGACCTCGCTGTATATAGTTGCCGTATACCTCTTTGTCTACTAACTCTATGGCCTCCTCGAGTGATGCTACTTTACTGCGCGGGGCCCGACTGAATCGCTTACCATCGTATATGAGTATCTGGCCCCCCGATATCTGTAGGAATGGGTAACCGTCCTGTCCTACTACTGGTTTAGGAAATAGGATACTGCGCCCATCATAATCTATCCGGTATATGCGGAGTGTAACGTTGGCGTTACCGGTTATAGTTAGCTGGGCTGGGCTGATGCGATACCAGCCCTCCTCCTCTATATATATCAGACCACCTTGTATTGTTAGACTGGGGGGCGCCCATATTATATCTACCTCCGCTAGGTAATAAACATCGTATAGACTACGGCTCATCTCCTCTACATGCAAGTGTAAGAGATCCTGCATCTCTATGAGCTCTCGTGCTTGTAGGGGGCGGCCATCCGTAAATAGTAGCTTAGTTCGTTCCATATACCACTACCTCCATTATAGATGGCACGTCTGTTGTCGAAATTCCAAATGCGTCTATAGACCACTTCAGCTCTCCACTACGCGGGCCGGGAGATACATACACATAAGTTAGGCGAGATAGTCCTAGTCCTGCATCTAGCGTGACTGTGGTTGGGTTGCTTAGGGTGTGCCAGCCCCCCGTGCTGAACTGTATCCTTACCTGTAGCGTACTCGATGGCGGCATTAGTGCTGTTATGGCTACTGTAAATTTCGTACTCGTCTGCGGGATAGGCTGCCAGTTAGATATATGCTGCGTGGGTGACAGGTTACGATAGAGGGATACTGTTCCTATTTCTATGATGGGAGCTAGGGCTGCCGTACCTGCGGATACTGCACGTAGAAGGAGTATAGACTCTACTCTATCTAGACATACAGGCGTATTGGGTGCTATGGATATCCAGTTAGTATTCACGCCCGCCTTGTACTGATAATCTATTGTGCAGCCTGCTGGTACTATGTCTCGTACATTGAGAGCGAAGGCCGTCATACTGTAAGAGTAGCTACCTAGGTCTATACTAATAGGAGTCGTCGGGAATACAGCGCGGTAGAGCCGCATAGTAATATCTTCTCTCTCGTGATTAGAGATGATAGTACCATCACTGAACCAGAGGTTACCATTTATGCCTAGCTGCTGTCCTATTAGTAGCCCCGCATCTAGTATATCGGCCTCTCCTATCTCACTAGTGAATACGCTCCAGTCTCCCTCTGTACTGCGGAAGCCTAGTGTATAATACTGATCCTCCTTGAGATAGATGGGAGTAGGGAATACGTATTTAGTCCAGAGCCGCCCCTGTATGTCAGGCAATACAGCTCCATTAACAAGAGCCTCTCCTAGTAGTATCTGCCCTGGTGTAGTAGCTGTGCCATCCCGCAATGATATAATTAGGGCTCCTGATGCCGGCGCCGATGCTATTTTTATATCAAGGCCGCTCAGGTACATATCAGAGGGTGCCTGAAATGTCTGCATCAGTGGGTCGAAGCCTACCCTCGGCATTAGGGGTAAGGGCTGAGTATCTATTGAGGATGATGGTAAACCCCAGGAGGCCGCCCCGCCTAGCGCCACGTGGGTCAGGTTATTATTGAATATCGATATCGTATTACTTACACTCAGTGTATCAGAGTGTAGCACTACGGCATGGACACCGGGGGGTAGTGCGGGTAGGAATAGCTCGACCTCAAGTATGCCATTAGAGCGGGGCCGGAACGCGAATGGTAGGGTGCCCGATATTGGTGTGTTATTAATTGGTACTGCAGTAGTCATGATAGTGTCAGCTATCAGTAGTTGATAGCTGGCCTGGGGGAGCCCCTCTCCTCGTATAGTGTATCGTATATTCTGGGCCCGCGCCTTATCTATCTCCTCGCTCCCCATTAGATTAGCGCCTATAGACGGTATAGCCTCACCTGCTGATATAGCCTCTCGTACACGACGAGATAGCCGCGTGAACTCTGCTCTATTACCCTCATTGATAAATCGATAGAGGGGATTACTAGTGGAGCCGAATAGAGCAGCTCCTCGGACGGCCAGCTCGTCGCAGGGGTTAATTCGCCCTAGATCGCGATTAGCCATGATGACTCTACGGCAGAATAACCGCGGGGCTGTAGTCTGCTGTATACTCCTTTCTTTCGTCAGCTTAGTTTGCTCGAGGAAGATACTCTCTGTATATGTAGGTACTACAATGTAAGGGTCTCCTGCGTTATTAGGTCTAGCCGAGGGGGCCGTTGCTCTGACATCGCTATATACTCTATTGGATGTCAGACTATTAGTTAGAGGCGAGAGCATACCTGTGCTCTCCGTTAGATTAATACCGCTACTACTCACTAGAGCATCGATAGATGTAAAGTTAGGTACGGCTCCTGTATTAGTGAAAGCCAGTCCCTCTGCTTTCGTTGTGAGTCGTAGTCTATCTATATCATCTGATAACGATGATACGGCGCTGGCTAGCTGCCGTATACTATCGTAATTAACAGGGCGACAGTCGATAGGCTCAATGATGGCGCTATTATTACTTATAAGCACACGTGATAATGGTAATACTGAACCACTAACGGCAGGAGGCTGCGGATTAACTCCTACCTCACCATATATGACAGCGGGCTGTCCCTCCTTATCTAGCGTCACTATAGCTATGCGGCTGAGGAAATAACTATAGTCTACCTGGAATGTGGTATTAGGTGCGGGGCTCCGTGTACCAGTAAATACTATAATGTCAGTAGCCGTCAGGAGATTGAAATCTACTCCTAGTGTTAATTGACTAGAGTACGTATACATCACAAAGTAGGTAGTACCAGGTGCCGGCTCTAGAGCCCCCGGGCCATTAGGAGCCCACTCCAGTCTACCACCATCGAGAATCTGGAAGTCCCGGCCCTCTATGTAGTTAATAGAGCCCTGGAATACATGTTTCACACTAGATACAGTATCTCGCCCTAGGTAGTCACTAGTGCCAGGTGTAGTCCCGCGCACTATGGCAGCCGTATTCTGCTGGAGCGTAGCTACTAGTCGTGTTACCTCCTTGACAGGTCGGCGAGTTAACTTAAACTCATTAGTACTGGCTGCACCTCCAATGGGACCGCTGGGCACGTCGACGCCTAGTCTATTACTGGGGGCCCCTCCTGTGATAGTGATACCTATGGTAATGTTCACTAGGTTAGACGTCGTACCTATGCCTATAGACTCCATGACGAGTGTTGGCCCATTACGGCGGAAGGCTATGGCATCTCGGAGTAGATTACGAGCCGCATCCGTAGTAATGCCGGTACCGGTAATAGTACTATTACTATCAGTACCAGTAGCTATGCGAGTTATTATGTAGTCTATGAAGGTTTCTACTGAGGTGGCTGCTGAAGTATTAGCCGTCACAGTTATAGTCGAGTTATTGATAGGGGCAAAGCTTATGCTTACTTTGGTATCCTGTGTTACTACATTAGCCCATGTGGAGGCACCCTGTAGCGATATGGTGCGGTTGGCTATAGCAGTTACACCTCCATAAGTAAATGTAGCCGCCGTTACTACCTGACTATCTGTGGTACGCTGTAGCGCTAGGTTTATTGGTGTATCAATAACTACTCTACGCCCCACGACATAGGCTACTCCAGGTGCCAGTGACATACCAAGTGAGGACTCTGATCTACGTCGGGCCTCCTCTAATTCTGCTAGCCCGCCCCGTGCTGCTGTCTGTCTCTCTCTGTAGGTAGCCTCTAGTGTAGCTACCAGGGCCTCTTCTTCCTCTACACGTGTCTCAAGATCAGCGAGTATAGTCAGGTTAGCGGGTGTGGGGCTGACACTACTTATATCCCGTGCGTCCTCTAGTCGCAGTAGTAATCCATCTAGTCTACTCTTACTCTCTAGGTATAGGTTACGTGACTCAGTAGCCCGCGCCTCTAGTGTAGAATAGTTATCATTGAGCGTCACTAGACTAGTATCAGCTAGAGTGCGGGGGCGGTCCAGGAGCGCTAGGTTCAGCCCCCGCACGCAGAAGTTACCGTGTCTCTCAAATACTCTCTCTGCTAGTGTCTCCTCGATACCACCAGGTAGGTCCCTCGCTCTATTAATAGGTATTCCATTGCGTATAGAGTAGAGGGGATACCCTCGCCCCGTAAGGACTATACTACTATTAACTACTAATCTAGATGCCCCCCGGGGCCCGTATTGATTGCCGGCCCGCATACTCTCATCCTCGAGTACGGTAGTAGTGACCTCGAGATAAAATGTAGTCTCTCCTTCTCGTGATACCTGAAAGCGCGCGGGCTTAGTCTTGACTACTGCGCCCGCAGCATATACACGGCCTTCAGTTATAAGGATATCCATAGTCGTATCGTCATTACCTACGACGACTAATTCTACACCCGAGAGTATAGTACCATCTCTATAGAGCGTATCCATACCGGTCTGGAACTGGCCCTGTACTATTGATTGCATCTCTAGGAGGTCCTGTGCCACTAAGGGTTGGCCGTCCTCTGGTAATACTTTCACCCAATTACTATCAAGGGTATAATTCTCGGGGTATTCTGGTCTTTGTAATATAGACATCGATTAAATAGGTAATATGAATTTAACGCGTGTGCGGTCAGTAGGGGTTGCGTGAGTCACGGGAGTGAATAGGAGTGCCATCTGAGCAGGGCCCGTGTCGAGCCATTCGCCGGGTAGCCAGAAGTCAGCATTAGTATTCGCGCCTGTTTGTAATACTACATCAGTTAGCAGTGATGCAGAACGGAAGGCCCCGGGTACCTGCTCACCGGATACTATTGCCTCTACGTATAACGCCTGGGGTAATAAGCCTAGGAGTGATGTGAGGTCAGCTCTACCGTTAGGTATTATGTTCCAGCGCTGGTCCCCCTGTATAATATCACCGCCGCTCTCTACTCTATAGGCCAGTGATACTCGGTGAGGGCGTAGTATAACCTGTGTGCTCAGGAATGCAGGGTCCTGCGGTATAGGTCTATCCGGCGGCTCATCTATATCTAGTGGGTTATCGGGGGCCCATGTCGTATAGCGCCCTATTCCCACGCGTAAGGGCAGTGTGTCTCTCATCTGTATCAGACGATATAGTCGCCCTTCTGGTGTAGTCTTACTTATGATGGTAGTACTCATTATCTCACTATGGCGTCTTCTATTATGGCATTGACTATCTCGCGACTGGTTATACCAGCACTAATCAATGAGTTCTGACGAGGCCCGTCGTATGCTGTAGCCCCTATTCCGGTTATATATACATTCTTTATTAGACGAAAGCCGGGCTTAACTAGTGGAAATCTAACTAATATTGGATCAGCAGGATAATTCATTGGCCACGATGGGTAGAAGCCAGTCGCTAATACAATAGAATCCACACCTGGTATCTCTTTACTATTAGTTATGCGGGGCATCTCCTTGTAATTATACTGGGCTAGCTCATTGGCTATATAGGGTGTGATGCTAGGCCCCCACCTCTTAACACGAGATAGGTACTCAGCACGCTTATTTAATGGGAGGGTCCTATAGTATCCGCCCAGCGCTGTCTTATTATACCAGTGCGTGTAGGATGGAGCAGGATAATTATCTATACGGTACCCCCCGTGACTCCAGGTAACTTCATTGTTCTGCGCTAGGTACGCTACTGCCTCTGCCGCGCCCTGACCGCTACCTAGTACTAGAAGGCGTTTATTACGTGCCGGGTGCTTCAAGTAGTGACTGAGCGTATGAGTATCGTAACCCACTGTCCAATCAGGCACGCGCTGCTCTCGTTGTCCTGTAGCTATAACCAGGGGGCCCTCCTCCAGGGGGCCTATCTCTAGACCCATGCTCAGTGCTCGTTGTAAGGCCCACTGTAAGTAGTCCTCGAATACATCCCTGTTGCATCGTTCCTGCACTGCCTCTATCTCACGCTGGCTCCCCAGTATAGGCTCTCGTTGTAGGTAGTGACAGAGGCTGTAATCAGCGCCCTCTATATTAGTACATAGGTCGAAGGAGATAGGGCTCCTCATCTGTAGATTAGGTACTACTTCATCTTTACTCCAGCTGCTCAGGGGCCTCGGGTCCCATGCGCGTACATATAGACCTCGATTGAGCGCTTCTAACGCTACTGATAGGCCGCGCGGGCCTAGTCCCATTATATTTACAATCACGAATTATAGTCCCCGTTATATACCGTACGCCGGCGCTTAACCATACCGTCTGATCTATTGTACCTAGTGTTAGCGTAGTATCGCTATTATTACCTGTTGCTATAATGCTATATACTACGCCGGCCATTAACCTGAATGTTAGGCAGGTTCCCAGGAGTACCAATCTACACCATCCCATGTGAACTCTGCCTGTATACTCGTGCTGGTATTACCCAGCGTCAGTACGGTAGCGCTAGTATTGGGATTCTTAACTAGAATATTAAATGCGGGCGCCAGATTCAGTATACGGAAGCGCGTACCCACCGTAGGGGTAAGCGGTAATAATACATCTCTGTTCGCACCATCAGGGTCTAGGTGTTGTGTACCGGCGCTAGATAATGTGAGAGTCAGCGCACCAGTGAGAGTCTGCCTATTCAGTGATACCTGATTACTGAGGTTAGCTGCGTTCCATCTACTGGTAGTGGCATTCCACGTCAACACCTGACCCTGTGCAGGGCTAGTGATAGCTACATCAGATAGGCCTGCCAGAGTGCCGCCTCCACTATTAACTGCACCCCAGCGTAAACCAGTAGCTGTAGTGCTATCGGCTAGTAGTACCTGGTCGTTGCTGCCTACAGGGAGCCGACTCAGTACTGTGGCGCCCTGTACCAATATATCCCCCTTAGCTACTGCGGGGATTAGAGTATTGAATCTAGTAGTTACACGCGCATCAGTGTAGTAGAGATTAGTTGTACCCTCAGCTATATCATCAGTATCAGCGGGGGCCTGCCACCGTAGCCCCGTCGTCGTTGTAGAGTCAGCTACTAAGAAGGTGCCATTAGCCCCTATGGGCAGACGAGCATCAGTGGTACTATATGTATGTAGATCACCCTTAGTAGTAAGAGGGCTAGTGAAAGTAGAACCGGTAGGTGTGGTAGGGACCCAGTTACTAGTTGTGCTATTCCACGCTAGGTATTGCCCATTAGTAGCTACTGTATTGCTGACATCCAGTAGATCAGATAATTCCGCCAGCTCGATACGCGCATCTACTCGAGCGCTTGTATGATAGAGGTTAGCGCCCTCAGGTAGATTAGTAGTAGTGGCTGGACCCGCCGCCAGAGTAGTAGGTATCCAGTTACCACTCTGATATGCTAGAACCTGGCCATCAATTACGCCTGCAGTATTAACATCATTGAGGTCATTGAGCAGGGCTCTATCTAGCCGTAGCCATTCAGTACCATTAGAATAATAGGCACCCCCCGCGCCATTGACTGCAGCAAACATACCTCGGTAGGTATTAGCTGGCGGTAGACCACCTATATTAGCTATATTGGTGCTCCACCTAATAGTGCCTGTAGTGTGGATGTTATTATCACCATCTATTAGATTATTGAGCGCAGTCTGTGTGTTATTTACATCATTTAAATTATTGAGCGCCAGTAAATCCCCCCCACCAGATGCTGTAGCATTAACCCAGTTAGTACCATTCCATGTCAGGCCCTGCCCTATAACAGGAGTAGTTATAGTCACATCACTCAGCGTATTAATACCAGTGCTGTTTATATGCGTGCGTACCCAGGCAGTAGTGGCTAACCGCGTGTTATTGTCGTTACTAGGAGGTGTGGGAGCAGTGGGGGCCCCGGTTAGTGCTGCGTTATTGATAGGGGCCCGCGCTGCCAGGCCGGGTACGGTAGGTGCTGTTGCCGTACCACCTAAGTCGCCGGTTAGCCTGATAGTACCTAGTACGCTGGCTGTAGCGGGCCCAGGTAATAGGGTACTCAGATTAATGCGGTATGGTGTTACTGTTCCATTACGAATTAGCACCATTACCATTGAGTCTCCAGTTATTATGCTAGGGAGTAGTGGTAATGCTAGTGCAGTATCTTGAATAGTCATATAATTTGCGTTGTAGTGTGATGGTTAAATGTTGAGAGTCATATTAGATGCCTCTGGACTCTAACTTGTGGGATGACTTTCTTCTCCTACACTATATATTATAATATTAGGGTAGTCCATATTTAACCATAACCCTGGGAGCATAGAATGACAACGATGCTTAGAAGAGTACAACGACTTTTAGACTCTGGCGATAGTGATAACGCTAGAGAAAAAATTGATAGAGCTTTCGGCAATCTGAGAAGGGTGGATAGTCATGTTAGAGAGTTTGCAGATCTGTTGGCACTGGGATCGATCAAAGCTTCAGAAATCGGCTTAGGGGTATTGGGACGTAAGCTTCTACAGAATGACAGCGAGATTAACAATGAGGTTGTTTGGTTATTTATTGCGTCAATTTTATCTCGCAATAGTATTCCCCCTGATAGTCCATCTAGAATCAGCCTACTTGTTCTTACCGCTTCTGTCAATAGTTGGGAATTACCAATTTTTGCGCTTCTTGCCCCTGCCCTCGACGCTTTTTTTAAAGTTAGTCTTGCGGACGGAACCCCTTTAATTGCCGAACAAACTTTTGATTTTTTGGCCACTTGGGGAAGAATTTATGCGAAAGCACCTCATGTCAAAACGCAGCTTCAAGAACTTCAATCTCTTAGTAATAATCTATTAGAGCAAGTAGATGACTCAGAGTTAAAAGCTGAATGGTCAGAGGGAATTAATATATTTTTTGAAGAAGCCAGTACAACCAAATATTCAGATAGTAATGTTTTTTCTGCTGGTGAAGAATTAATTAAAAGAATATATAAT